TCCTGCCTGTCTTGCCTACCGAATCTGTAAATGGAAGGAAACCATCATGGGGCAACGCGCCATCTCTAAGAATACGCTCTTTTACGGGGATAACCTCGAAATTATCCGCCAGTATCTCGCCGATGAAAGCATTGATCTGATCTATCTCGACCCGCCTTTCAATTCCAATCGCAACTATAACGTGTTGTATAAGGAGGAAAGCGGTACTGAATCGACTTCCCAAATCAAGGCTTTTGAAGATACTTGGCACTGGAGCTATGAAACAGAAGATCAATATCGAGCTTTGACAGCACGCGGAGATAAGTTAGGGGCTTTACTGGAAGCTTTAGTGGGCGCGATGGGGCGCAACCAAATGACGGCTTATCTGGTCATGATGGCGATTCGGTTGGTGGAGTTGCATCGGGTGCTAAAACCAACAGGTAGTTTGTATTTGCATTGTGATACAACTGCCAGCCATTATCTCAAGATGATTTTGGATATGATCTTTGGCATGGGGAAATTTCAAAACGAGCTTACATGGAAAAGAACTCACGCCCACAATGATCCCCATCGTTTTGGACGAAACACAGATCGCATCCTTTTCTATGCTAAGGCAACAACTTTTACGTTCAATTCTATCTTCTTATCTTATGACGAGAAGTATCTGCTGAACTTCTTTCGCAACAAAGATGAGAAGGGTATCTACCAACTTGTGGCTTTAACTGCACCGACAGCTTCAAAAGGTGAATCAGATAGTGAATGGAAGGGTTACAAACCTTCTAAAAGTGGACAAGGACGACATTGGTCTGTTCCTAAGCGTATTGTTCAGAACTTGGTTGGTGAACAAGTTGCAAAATCGCTCTCTATCGTTGAAAAACTAGACCTCTTGGAGAAGCATGGCTATATCGTTTTCAGTAAAACCGGTATTCCCAGATTCAAGCAATATCTTCATGAAATGGAAGGAACCCCAGCCCAAGAGCTATGGGATGATATTTCGCCAATCGCTTCCCAAGCCAAGGAGCGACTTGGCTATCCCACCCAAAAACCTGTAGCTCTCTTAGAGCGCATTATCCAAGCCAGCAGTAACCCTGGCGACGTAGTGTTAGACCCGTTTTGCGGTTGCGGGACAGCAATTCATGCCGCATACAAATTAGAACGCATCTGGGTCGGCATAGATATTACCCCATTAGCAACCACGATTATTAAAAGTCGCTTGTATAGTGCTTTCAAGATCGAGGCTAAGAAAGATTATGAACTGCTTGGGGAGCCAACAACCCTCGCCGACGCTCGTCACCTTGCCCAACAAGATCGCTATCAATTCCAATGGTGGGCATTAGGGCTTTTGCCTGCTTTTCCTTATGGTGGGCAAGGCGATAGCAAACAGGGCAAAAAGGGGAGCGATAAAGGCATTGATGGCATTATGACATTTCGAGATAGCGGGGAAGATCATGAGAAGCGGATTATCGTGCAAGTCAAAAGTGGGAAAGTCAGCAGCCGTGATATTCGGGACTTGAATGGCACAGTTGACCGCGAAAAGAACGCGGTTATCGGGGTCTTTATCACCTTGGAACCCCCAAGTCGCAATATGGTGCTGGAAGCCTTAGAATTAGGGCGGTATAAATCAGTAGTTTTCAAGCGCGAATATCCTAAAATCCAGATTCTAACGCTTGAAGACTTGTTGAATGGAGCGAAAGTACAGTTTCCAGGGACTGACACAACGCTCAAACAGGCCCAGCGGGAGGAGCCAAACCTCGGTGAGCAGAAGCCTTTACTTTGAAAGCAACTTTTAGGCGTAAGACAGGCATCTTGCCTGTCCCGCAAAACGTAAGACAGGCATCTTGCCTGTTCCGCAAACGTAGGCTAGGTTGCCTGTTCCGCAAACGTAGGCTAGGCATCTTGCCTGTCCCGCAAACGTAGGCTAGGCCTCCTGCCTGTCTTACCTACCAAATCCGTAAGTGAAAGGAAACCATCATGGGGCAACGGGCCATCTCCAAAAACACGCTCTTTTACGGGGATAACCTCGAAATTATCCGCCAGTATCTCGCCGATGAAAGCATTGATCTGATCTATCTCGACCCTCCTTTCAATTCCAATCGCAACTATAACGTGTTGTATAAGGAGGAAAGCGGTACTGAATCGACTTCCCAGATCAAAGCCTTTGAGGATACTTGGCACTGGAGCTACGAAACAGAAGATCAATATCGGGCTTTGACAGCACGCGGAGATAAGCTAGGGGCTTTATTGGAAGCTTTAGTGGGCGCGATGGGGCGCAACCAAATGACGGCTTACTTGGTCATGATGGCTATTCGGTTGGTGGAGTTGCATCGGGTGCTAAAACCAACTGGTAGTTTGTATTTGCATTGTGATACAACTGCCAGCCATTATCTCAAGCTGCTTTTGGATATGATCTTTGGGGCAGGGAATTACAGAAGCGAGATAGTTTGGAGAAGAACAACTGCCCATGGAAACGCTAAACAAGGGGCTAAGAAGTTTGAAGTTAATTTTGACACAGTTTTCTGTTATTCTAAAGGCAACACATACACTTTCAACACAATTTATGAACCATTCAAAGAAGAGCAGATCGAACAACAATATAATAAAATAGATGAGCATGGGCGGCGTTATCGGCTTGTAACACCTAGCGCAGCAAAAGGAGGTGGGGATACAGCATACGAATTTCACGGTGTAAGACCACCCCAAGGGCGATTTTGGGCCTATTCAAAAGCTAATATGGAGAAATTTTATGAGGAAGGCAAGTTATATTTTAGTAGTTCAGGACAGCCCTACATAAAATACTTCTTAGACGAAAGACCTGGAGTTGCGGTAATGGCCTTTTGGGATGATCTAAAACCGATGTCTCCCACAGCCAAAGAACGGCTTGGCTACCCTACGCAAAAGCCCCTTGCGTTGCTAGAGCGCATTATCCAAGCCAGTAGCAACCCTGGCGATGTAGTGTTAGACCCATTTTGTGGTTGTGGGACAGCAATTCATGCCGCATACAAATTAGAGCGCATCTGGGTCGGCATAGATATTACCCCTTTAGCGACCACATTGATCAAAAGTCGCTTGTATAGTGCTTTCAAGATCGAGGCTAAAAAAGATTATGAACTGCTTGGGGAGCCAACAACCCTCGCCGACGCTCATCACCTTGCCCAACAAGATCGCTATCAATTCCAATGGTGGGCATTAGGGCTTTTGCCTGCTTTTCCTTATGGTGGGCAAGGCGATAGCAAACAGGGCAAAAAGGGAAGCGATAAAGGCATTGATGGCATTATGACGTTTAGAGATAGTGGGGAAGATCATGAGAAGCGGATTATCGTGCAAGTCAAAAGCGGGAAAGTCAGCAGCCGTGATATTCGGGACTTGAATGGCACAGTTGACCGCGAAAAGAACGCGGTTATCGGGGTCTTTATCACCTTGGAACCGCCAAGTCGCAATATGGTGCTGGAAGCCTTAGAATTAGGGCGGTATAAATCAGTGGTTTTCAAGCGTGAATATCCTAAAATCCAGATTCTAACGCTTGAAGACTTGTTGAATGGAGCGAAAGTACAGTTTCCAGGGACTGATACGACGCTCAAACAGGCCCAGCGGGAGGAGCCAAACCTCGGTGAGCAGAAGCCTTTACTTTGAAAGCAACTTTTAGGCGTAAGACAGGCATCTTGCCTGTTCCGCAAAACGTAAGACAGGCATCTTGCCTGTCCCGCAAAACGTAAGACAGGCATCTTGCCTGTTCCGCAAACGTAAGACAGGCATTCTTGCCTGTTCCGCAAACGTAGGATAGGCATCTTGCCTGTCCCGCAAACGTAGGATAGGCATCCTGCCTGTCTTGCCTACCGAATCTGTAAATGGAAGGAAACCATCATGGGGCAACGCGCCATCTCTAAGAATACGCTCTTTTACGGGGATAACCTCGAAATTATCCGCCAGTATCTCGCCGATGAAAGCATTGATCTGAT